GCGAATCCCCTGAGATTTTCGAGGCAGCCCTCGCACACGGTTTCTACCCACTCGGTTTTGAGATCCGCAGGATTCAGCGGGTCGGGCCCAATCTGGACGGTTCGCTCAAAGAGATCCCAGAAAAGGAGAAACTCAATCGCCGGAAATTCTTCTGAGAGTCCCCCTCGGAGGTGCACGAGCCCAGTTTTGTCTGTTTCCTGGCCACAATAGTCACAGGGAGAATGTTCAGGGATCATTTCCTCCAGAAGCTCCCAGGAATTCCAGAAAACAGAAACAGGAAAATCCTCCAGACGAATGGAGCAGAACCCGTCGTAATCTCTCTCATGGATGAGATGGACCATATCGAGAGCCGCGTGAAATTCTCCTCTGAGCACGAACGTGAATCCTCTTTTCAGCATATCGTGAGCCCAAGAATTTGGAGGAACGTCCCGGTGTTTCAGTTGGTAGAGAAAAACCGCTTCCGCCTCGTGACGAAATTCCTCGTCGCTGACATTGATTCTGTAGATGGGTTTAGTCATTGGTTTTTCCTCCAGTCCAAAGCCCATGCGGCCACGAACGGTAGAGAGAGAAAGATAGAGAGAATGGATAGGATTTGAGCTTCCATGATTTGTCCTTTTTATAATGATCGCTCAGTATTTTTCAGCGAGAAATCCCACGCGCCTCCCCCTCAGAAATCTGAGAGGAAGACGGTGGGGGGCTCTCTTTTTCCAGCGAAAAAACAAGGACGAAAAATCCCCAGAAAAGTAGAGTGCCGACAAGTGAGTGTAGAATGAGACGCATGTGATATCCTTGTTTTGTTTGAGAAAACTACGCTGTGCCTTTTTCATTTTTCGCAGCGGTAGAAACTTCCCAGTGATAGCCCCAGATTTTCCCGTAAAAAAATAGATTCTGATTGGAGCTGGAATCAGAACGAGATGAAAAATTCAAGACGTAGAAAAGCCCGCCCCGAAAATCGGAGCGGACTTTTTTGAGCGCTCAGAATTTCTAAGCGGTCAACGCTTCCCGTTCTTTCTTGGGAAGCTTGGCGAGCAAGTCGGCGAGCACCTGTTCGGAGGACTCCAGATTCGCGCGTTGAGTCTCAACAGTCTTTTGCTGGCGAGCAATATCCAGCTTCAGACGGTCTGTAGCCGAAAGCTTTCCGTGTTTTCCAATTGGGCAGGAATCGCCTAACCAGGAATCGAGGCGAGTGCTCGAAATTCCGAATGCCGAAATAACTGCGAGCAATTTATCATCCGCGCGTACCTCGAAAGTATTGCCTACCATTTCTACGTTTACTTTTCGTCCGGCCGTGTATCGTGCGACAAGTGAGAATTTGTCCGCGTCACGTTTCCACTGTGAGCCACAAGCGCCACCTTTAGCAGAATCGCTTGTAGCTTTAGCGACATAAAACACACCAGAAATGTGCTCCAGTCCATCATAAATATCTGGGTCAAAATCCCGGATTGTTTTGTACTCGCCGGAAGAATATCCCGACAGGTTTTTGATTTCGAAAAACAGACCATTTTCATCTGTAATTGTGAGAACTCCGCGCGTGCCTTCTTTTGGGGTGATTGTCATTGTCGCATTCTTTGCGAGCGCGATAGCAATAGAATCATTTCCACTGCGGCCGATGTTTACGAGACGGATAGATTTTTTTGAAGTAGCCATGATTTTTTTGTCCTTGTTTGAAAGTGGCCGGAATTGGCCCGTCGAGCACCGCGCCCGACATCCCCTATCTACTGCAAGTCTCATGCCAATGTTAGGCCATGTTAGCCAGTGAAAACCCTAATGATTCCAAGCACTTACAGCGCCCAAGCCCGTCTAATAGTGGCTAAGTGCGTAAAGTGTTACGCACCTGTGCATCATGTGTTATACACTAAAACCCTAATGATTTCAGGTAGTTAGGCGAGGTGCGAAACAAATTACGCGAATCTTAGCTGGCGGCTTCCAGGTACTAACACCCCAGTGGGGGGTTAACCTCGCTTAGAATCCACTACAGCGCCAGGAATCGCTATAGGACATTTTCTGTCCGCATATTCTCAGAATCTCCGCAGAATCTCCGCGCGAAATTCTCCGCGAAATTCTCCGCGAAATTCTCCGCACGTGTGGGGGGTGCCTTCTCAGAATCTCGCGAGCGCTCGCACCTATGGGGGCCCTTCTGTTTTTTGTGTCCTTCAATCTGTGGGAATTCTCCGCGAAAAATTCAGCGAGAGAAAGAGAAACCTTCCGATGATTTTTCGCTGCGCGAGCTATCATTTCCGAAAGATTCGGGGAAAGCATCCCCGACTTTCGGCTTTTCTTTTCCGATATACCCACCTCTTTCACGCGCGATCATTTTTGAGGTGTACTCATATGTTGTTAGTCTCTACCTATGAGATGTACTGTCGCAGAGTCTCGTCCTTGGACTCATCTGCTGTACCATTCCAGCTTTGATAATCCACACCAGGAACGGTTCACGGTAACGAAGACCCGATGGGCTGTTGTATGCCAGGCTTTGGGCGTAGCGCATCCGGCACTGGTAGAGGCGAAGCAGGGGTATTCACTGCAAGCAAGGTCGAAGCAAACGGCTCTCAGGAGGCGTGTTTGCGGGAACTGGGAGTTCGCAGAGCAAGCGCTGTCGAAGAGCTTCTGCGTGGCCCAGAGTGAATGGACGCCTTTATTAAAGAAGGCATTCGCGCTCGATGATCCGCCAAGCCCGTATGAAGTTGTCGTTCATTTGCTCGATACCGCGTATCCTACCCTGGGCAAGAAACACGCGTGCGGGCGTAGCTCGCTGATGTGGTGGCTCGTGGGTATAGGAGCGGAGGCGCTCGAAAAGGTAAATCCGGGCTGGGAGAAGGAGGCGGCGAAGACGATTGAGGGTTTTATGAGGCTCCCGTCCTTTGCTCTCTGGGCACTGGGGTCGGATCTGAGGCCCGTGATTTTGAGCAGGAAGCACGCGAAAGCACTGGTGCTCATGGATCGGAAAAGCTGGGCGCTCCGGAGAGAGATGTATGTTAGTACATATGTGCAGGCGCAATTGTACTCGGGGCGGAGGATTAAGCCGGTTCCGAGAATCCTTCCAGAAATGCGCCCAATCTGGCAGAATATGGAGGAAAGGGAGCGTTGGGAAGAAGAGGGGAGATGGATGGACAAACTTTCTGGGACAAGAAAAAGTGCTTGGGATACCGTTATGTTACCGAAAGGATATACAATGCCTAATAACTGGGAACCTCAACCCCGAGAAACGATATGAATACCGACGATTTCGGACTTTTGTTTGGTGAGACAGACGATCATTCTTTGGGCCATAAAGAAGAGGCTGAGGAGGACTCCTCGAAAACCCAGGTTGAAACTGCCATATCACAGGTTCTACCCGATGCCCCCGAAGACACCCCGTCTATGCTGTCCACCAACGTCCTTCAGCAACTCGCTCAAGCCCCGGAGGGTTTACCTGCCGCCTTCCTCAAGCAGGCCGCTCCTCACTTCCACCAGACTCAATCGATCGTGGATTTTGCGACGACGGTGTGTGTTGCAGTGGCCGAGGGAAAGCTCAAAACATCTCAAAGTGCTGAGCTTCGTAAGTGGGCCGAACTCATGTACACCTGCATCGTGGCCAACGAGCCTCAACAGAATAACGTCCAAGTAAATTATGTCGAACAACTGATCCAACTTGCGGGCGGCGAAGAAGCCGTGAGGCCCGATGTTGTTGAAGTTACAGATACTATAGTAAAACCCCGCAAGAAAGCCCAAGGAGAATAACCGTGGCTGACGAATTAGATTTTGTGACTTTGAGAAACAACGCAGCGGCGAAGGCTTTCTCTTCGCCAGAGGAAGAAGGAAGAGCAGTCGCAAGAGAACTCTCTGACGACCCTGCGGAGGCAGAGGCTCAAGCCGGAGAGTGGTTGGCGAGTCAACCTACCCCTCTCCTCCCTGGGAGAGTTGAAACAGGCCGTGTGTCTGTCACGCAAGCCGCAGACCCAGAGGGAGGGCAGACAGTAGAAGAAGCCAAGGCACAGCACAGGAAGAAGATTGGAGACTGGCCCGAGCGTCCAAAGTTTATGAGCAACCTTCCCGGCTATAGTAAAGACCTTCTACCCATCGTTTCTTCTTTGCCTCCAGAACTTTCCCGTCTTCTGACCGGCGTCGATCTTTCGGAGGGCGGTGCCTCACCTGAAGACCTGGAAGGGTTGAGAGTAGACCCGGAGGAACTCCCACCCCGAGAATACTGGCCCTTCTTTGAGCCCAAAGTCCGTCGTGCGCTGGAGCGGATAGGCCAGTTGCGCGATAAGTACGAAGCGATGGATGACGAGATGGGGGAAGAACGAGGGGCGCTGTGGCGTCTCGAACAAGACTTCCCCACAGAGGAGGGAGAATAGTCATGGCTGATGAATTAGATTTGGTGACTCTGAGAAAGAATGCCGCAGCAAAGGCTTTCGCCTCAGAAGAGGAAGAAGGGAAGGCGATTGCAGACGAATTGTCTGACGACCCCGTAGAAGCTGATGCCCAAGCTGCGGAATGGTTGGCAAACCAGCCTACCCCCCTCATCAAGGGGGAAGTCTGGGGCGACGACATGGCCGTCCTCCAGGCAGAGCGTGAAGACGAGATTGGACTGACCCCAGAAGAGATGCAAGCCCAGCGGCGTTATAAGCTTGATGAAGACCCCAAAACAAGTTGGGCTGACCGCATGGGGGACACCATGGAGAAGATGCCCAATTATTACCCCCTGCGGCAGACCATTGAGGCGAAGTATCCCGGACTCGATGTCGGGTATGGCAGGGCCTGGGACGACCAGGATAACCGCATCCTTGATGAGCAGGCGCTCCAATACCTTCGCCCCGACGTTGCGGACGCCCTCCGCGCACTCCTTAAGGAGGAGATAAAGGATCGAGCTACGACATCTGAGATGAGAGAAGTCCGTAACGATATGGAAGCAGCAGACAGGTGGTTTCCTGAAGAGACTGGATACGAGGAAGAGGAGGACGAATGAAATCCTCTGCCCAGAATCCTTTTGCTGCATCTGGGGGGGTGTTTGGGAAGAAGGGGTCGAGTTCTGCCTGGACTCCAGTTACTCCTCTCAAGACAATGCGGATAGAGGCGGCGTCAAACGCGTTTCCTTCTAAGCCCAAAGGGGCCTGCAAGAAACGGAAGAGGAAGAAAGGCGAAATCGTCACTCCCGCTCTCGAAGATTGCTACTACGAGGAAGAGGAATGAGCCAAGCGAATGCAGCACAGCTTCTCAATACTCTGCGCTCTCCGGCGCATGCCCTTGCGGCATTCGGAGAAGTGCATGACCAGAGGACAGGCCGCTTCGTAAAGTACAGTTCTACGGCTATTACTCATAGGCTTCAGCACGAAGTCCTCGAATATATGTCGAACACGCCTCGGCTCCCCACGGGTGAGACATTTTTCCTTTCTCTTCTGGGCTACCGACAGGCAGGAAAAAGCCTGACCACGGAATATGCTGCTTATTGTAAGGCAGCTTTTATTCCGGGCTGGGATCACGTCTGTATTGCAGACAATAGGGATCGTGCCGACTATCTCCACAAGAGGGTCCATTATCTTCACCAACGCTGGCCGAAGGCCCTGCGCTCGAAATCAATGGCTACCCGCGAAAGTAGGCAGTTGACCTTCGATCCTCTCCAGGGAGGAAAGATGCGTGTCCTCTCCGCCGAGTCTGGAGCGGTGGGTGTTGGACAATCGCCGGATTCTTTTCATGCTTCGGAGTGCCATCTCTGGTCAGACTTCTCGGGCTCCATGTTCCTCATCAACCCATCTCTAATTAATAGGCGTGAGGCACTGGTTATCTTCGAGGCTACGCCTTGGGAGCGGAATTGCGCCTGGCATGAGCACTACGTCATGGCCAAACAGGGATCTGGTAGGCATAAAGCGGTGTTCTTCCCCTTCTGGGACGGCAAACTGAACAGGCGTCCAGTACCCGCGGACTTCCAACCCACAAATGAGGAGGTTGATCTCCTCAATCAGTATTCTCACCTGGGCTTAGAAGAGGAGAACTTAGTTTTCCGCCGGTTTTTGCTGGACACGGACCCCGAAATCCGCCGAAATCCCGAGATGTTCCGGGTCATGTACCCGTTCGACGATGTTTCGTGCTGGATTTCGACTACGAACGCTGCGATTCCGCAGCATGCGCTCGAAAAGCAGCTAACTCGTCCTCTTCAGGAGTGGAAAGGCCCATATATGGAGTATGAGCCCCCCGTTCCGAACGCGATTTACGCGATTGGGGTCGATCCGACCGGATATGCCGCCCGAGATCACGCTGCCTTCCAAGTTTTGAAATGTTGGCGCGGAGAATGGACCCAGGTCGCGTGTTTTGCCGACCATGTGGACCCATTGACCTTCGTAAACCACCTTTTGAGGGCCGCAAACCGCTATAATCAGGCTCTAATCTCGGTTGAGTCAAACGGGGTCGGGCAAGCCGTTTTGTCCCTACTTATTGAGCGCGGATACAGCAATCTCTTCTATGAAGCCAAGTTCAAGCCCGGATTTACCTCCACAGCCAAGTCTTTGGACGAGGCAACGGGTTGGTTGGTGGATTCTCTTCTTGATGATCTTCTTCTGACCGACAAAGATACACTCCAACAACTCCAGACATATAAGAATGACAAACGAGTCGAAGAAAGCGCGTCCGCTGAGATTCTGAGGGGTTCTTCCTCGGGCAAGAGAAGGGACCGACACCACTGGGATAAGGTTTCCGCTCTGATCATGGCGATTGTCGGTGCTCGGTATTTGCCTAAGCGATCTAAACCTGGACAAGAACAAGCTGATATGGAAAATGTGATTTTTTTCACTAAGATGGGTTACGATCAGCGAGAGAAATTCCTCACAAAGATTGAAGAAGACAAGAACGCTAAAAAGCGTAGAAAAATTTCGTATCGTCGGCCCGCTCGGCGGAGGAGAAAATAAATGAGCAAGGATCCTAATCAAAAGAAACGGACAAAGAAAAAACCCTCTGCTGCCGAAGCCTCGAAGAAGAAAAAGGGAGCAGACACGAGAGAAGAAGACTTAGCGACCACACACCGCAGGATCAGTGACGCAGCCCACACTCAGCTTGAGATGGCAGAGCCGGACCTATTAGGGGAAAAAGGGGAAAAGACCTTTGTAAGTCTCATCGGCCCGACAGAGCTTAAGCCCATCACATGGGAACCCCTTACGGTCAAGAAAGCCCTGGATGCCCAAGAAGAGCAGAATACAGGTATCACTTCCCCTTCTGCTGCCCTCCGCAATGAAGCAGCCAGACGGGCGATGAAAGCAGCGGGCAAGCAAGCGCAACTACGGATGACGATGCAGGAGCCTGATGCCATAGAATCGGACTCCCCCGGAGCGGTCGAACAAGAGGAACGTCCGAGTAGGCTATTCAAATGACCGAACGTGAAATCTACCGGGACCCACAACGCGACACTGCGCTCGTGGATTTAAGTCCCTACATCAGGCTTTCACTGCCTATGAGTTTATTTTCAAAGTATGGCCCTCTGTCTGCGGACTGGGATAAGTTGAGTGACAAGCTCGAAGAAGTATATGACCTATTGACTTTAGGTAGCGTAGAAAACGGTGCTATTTCTTTGAGTGCGGCATTAGAGGCTGAAGATAGAGATGCCTGAGTCTGATGAACTCCCAAATGTCGCTGCCCTCGCAAAGTCGGCTCTCCGCCAAAAGGTACAGCGGATTCTCGACGAGACGAGAGGTGCGGGGCAAGAAGCAACAAGCCCCGTAGACGTAGGGGGAACTCCACACCCAACACTGCCTCCTGTGCCCCTGGATCCAGTCGCACAACAAGAGGAAGAGGAATTAGCAAGTGCTGTCTAATCAACAACTTAGAGGATTGATCGATACTCACAAAGCCCGCTCTCATATGGAGCAGTCTGAGTTTGACCGCTGGCGTCGGTGGTACACAAGTACCCAAGTAGCAGCGTATGAGGATCTCCCCCAGGGCGCAGGCTCTGGAATTCCAGTAGACAACGATCTCACTTTCGAGACGAACTACCCCTATGCTTTCGTCGATACGATGGTCGCGAACATCTGTCCATCGAATCCCCGCGTTACGGTCAATGCCCGCCGAGAAGAATTTTCTCCAGCAGCAAAGTATCGCGAAGCGCTCATCAATGATCTCTTCCATCGCCGAGATGCTCACCGCACTTTGTGGCGTGCTTCTACAATGGCGAGTGTATACCCACGATCCTTCGTGAAGAGTGTCTGGAACTTCAATAAAAGTTCTGCCGACTACATCGTAGTGGACCCCCGCTTTGTCTGGTTTGATCTCAGCGCGGAACGCTGGGAAGATATCCGTTATCTCATCGAAGTTACTGTTCTCACTCGGGCAGACTTCGAAGAGCGGATTCGAAGGCCCGACCCGGAGACAGGAGAGGAGATCGGAGAGTACGATCCCGCCATCGCGAAAGATGCCCAGTTCGGTGGGTATCCCGAATGGTTGAAAGACTACAACCGGGATGAAGACATGCTCAACGAGGCGACTCGCGATGTCTTTGAGTGGGTCACAGTTTACGAAGTATACGACTTCTCGGGCAAAGGACGCTTTTTCCACTGCCTGGAAGATATGGACACTCCCCTGTTTGACGGAGAGCTTCCGTATCGCTTTGTACGGAATCCTTTCCACAAAGTCGCCTTTAATGACAACCTCACTAATAGTGGGGGCCTATCGGATGTGAAGCTCATCGAGAATGCCCTGGAGCGTTTGAATGAGTTGGACACCTTGATGCTCTGGTTC